TGGGCCGTATTTATTGGAACGCCCAGGGGTCACAATGCGTTTTTTGAATTGTATGACGCGGCTCAGAAGCAGGATGACTGGTTTACTGTTGTTTATAAGGCGAGTCAGACCAACATCTTGGATGAGGAAGAGTTAGACGCTGCAAGGCAAATGATGACAGGCGACCAGTTTGAGCAGGAGTTTGAGTGTTCCTGGGTTGCTAATGTGGCAGGTGCGATTTTTGGTAAGGAGTTACAGGCACTTCAGGAAAAGGGTCGCATCCATGATGTTCCCTATGATCCGAGTAGCAAGGTAGAAACCTGGTGGGATTTGGGTATTGGGGACTCGACTGCTATCTGGTTTACCCAGAGTGTAGGACGCTCTGTTCATGTGATAGACTTTTATGAGAACAGGAATGAAGGGTTGCCCCACTATGCTCAGGTGTTGCAGCAGAAAGGTTATTATTATGGTGCTCACAATGCGCCGCATGATATTGAGGTAAGAGAGCTTGGGTCAGGGAAATCGAGGAGAGAGGTTGCTTATGACCTTGGAATCAACTTTCGAGTCGTTCCGAAACTTCCGCTTGAGGATGGTATCCATGCTGCGCAGATGCTTATCCCAAGGTGCTGGTTTGATCACCAGAACTGTAAGGAAGGTCTTGAGTGTCTGCGTCAGTATCACAGGAAGTATAATGAAAAGGCTAGAAGCTTTCGGACAACGCCTGTCCACGATTGGTCAAGTCATGCAGCAGATGCTTTCAGATACCTGGCAGTCGGTATCAAAGACTACAGGGACACTTTTGACAGGCCTCCGCAAGCGATTGCGGATAGCAAATACAACCCACTCGGAGTAAGTTTGTAATGGGATTTTTGAAAACAAACGTACCAGCACCCCCACCACCACCTCCTCCACCACCGGCTCCAGCAGTAAAACCTGTCAGCGCAGCAGAGCGAGAAAAATTGCAAAAGCGTATATCTGATCCCCGTAGAATGGGGCGCCAGCGAACTATTGTAACCGGTCCAAGAGGGCTGACAGCAGATCAGGAAGAAATCACAAGGAAGTCTTTGATAGGCAAAGTGCGTGGTTCGCCCAATACTCGATGACCAGCCAGCACTGCGTCAAAGGCTTTTGCATGTGATGACGGAGATTGACTACCCACATCGGATGCGCCATGAGGATATTATTGAGAATGCAATTATATTTGAGTGCTCTGATGAAGGCCAGATTGCTGGCTATCTCTGGTTTTACAGGATACTGGGGAATGAGCATATCTGGACCGTACACATGCTGGTTTTGAATAACTTCAGGAAACGATTTTTTAACAGGTCTCTGGTCAACGCAATCTGCGGTACAGTTTATGCGCTGGGTTGTGATATTGTTCGGGCTGAGAATAATTATCAGGATTGGTTAATTCGTCTCAAGGGCGTCCAGGTTGATGATTATGTTGATTTATCACTTCCGTATTCATGGAGATTGTGATGGGTTATGGAAATCGCAGGACAGCTCAAGCTCCTCAGTCACCGCAACAAGTGCAACCAAGACCAGTGGTGCAGGCAGATGAACAGATGCAGGCAACTTCCAATATGTCTCGACGCAGGCGATCTCGGGGTATGGTTACTGGACCGCAAGGTCTGACCGGACCAGTTCGCGTTGAGCGTAAAACATTGTTAGGACAGTAGTATGGCAGACGAAATTGCATCGAATCTTCTCAAGCGATTTGACGTTTTATTCCAACAGCGTCAGGTCTGGGAGTCACACTGGCAAGAGATTGCTGATTTTGTGGTTCCAAGAAAGGCAGACGTAACAAAAAGAAGAACAGATGGCGATAAACGCGCTGAACTAGTGTTTGACGGTACTGCAATCCATGCTGCTGAACTGTTGTCGGCATCACTTCATGGGATGCTGACCAACTCAGCAACCCGATGGTTTTCACTCAGATACCGTGATCGGGCGCTTGATTCTAATGATCAGGCAAAAGAATGGCTGGAGTCTGTCGAGGATGACATGTATCTGGCTTTTGCGCGGTCCAACTTTCAGGAACAAATTCACGAGCTCTACCATGACCTGATCTGTTTTGGTACGGCAGTGATGTTTATCGAGCAGGACAAGGATAACCAGGTCAGGTTCCAGACCCGTCACTGTCGTGAAACATTTCTCTCAGAAGACGACAAAGGCAGGGTGGATACTGTTTATCGAGAGTTCCACATGCCAGCCAGGGCGGTGATTCAAAGATTTGGCGAGGAATTCGTAGATAACACTATTATCAAAAAGAACAAAACCAATCCCTATGACAAGATTCGGATACTGCATGCTGTATATCCCAGAGAAGAGAGGGATATTCAGAGGGTTGACACAAAAAACAAGCCTTTTGCTTCTGTCTACATTGATCCTGCGGCCAAGAAGGTGCTGTCAGAGTCTGGTTTTGATGAGTTCCCATACGTCGCACCTCGATTCCTGAAGGCTTCTTTTGAGATTGGCTATGGTCGTAGCCCTGCAATGACTGCGCTTCCAGACATCAAAATGCTGAACAAGATGAGCGAGGTCACGATCAGGGCTGCACAGAAACAGGTTGACCCACCGCTTTTGGTTCCTGATGACGGTTTTATGATGCCAATCAGAACCGTACCCGGCGGCCTGAATTTTTATCGTAGCGGAACAAGAGATCGTATTGAGCCATTGAATATTGGAGCAAATAATCCTCTTGGCCTCAACATGGAAGAGCAACGCAGGCAAGCAATACGGGCTGCATTCTATGTTGATCAGCTAATTCTTTCTCAGGGGCCACAGATGACCGCCACTGAGGTGGTACAGCGTACAGAAGAGAAAATGCGTCTGCTAGGGCCTGTCCTTGGGCGTCTACAAGCTGAGTTGCTACAACCGTTGATTGGTCGTGTTTACAATCTGATGGTCAGACAAAAGCAGTTTGCTGCTGCGCCAGATTTTATGCGAGACAGTGATATTGAGATCGAATACGTTTCACCGCTAGCAAAAGCGCAGAAGCAGGGTGATATTCAGTCTGCTCTGAGAATGCTTGAGCTATTTGGTCCACTGGCCCAGCTTGATCAGTCGGCGTTGGATTATATTGATGTTGACGGCATGTCTAAGTATCTGCTCAAAACATTGTCTGTTCCTGCAACGACAATTCGCGGTGACTTAGAAGTAGAGAGAATCCGAGAGGAGCGCATGGCGCAGCAAGAGCAAATGGCAGAGCAACAACAAGCGCAGCAATTGGCAAGGGCGGCGGGAGATGCTGCTCCGTTTATTAAAGCGGCAGGATAATCATGGCTAAGAGACCAAGAGTAAGTGTCAAACAATTTGATCAGATCTGTGAAGAGCTTGCGGATGGCAAATCTTTAGAAAGGATTTGTAAATCTGATAGCCTACCATCATGGCGAACAGTACTCAGGCATGTTCAGGAAGATGATGGAGCTTACTTTCAGTACCGGAAAGCGAGGGCGCTTCAGGCAGAAATGCTGCGAGATCAGATCATAGATATTATTGAAGCTCCATTGCCAACTGATCCCAAGCTTGCAATGGCAGAAGTTCAGAGAAGGCGCTTGGAAACAGACCAGAAAGACAAATACGTCAGGCAACTTGCACCGCTTGGCATCAGAGATCGCGCAGAAGATAGCGCAGACAAGAAGGTGTCGGGAACAATTACCTTAAAATGGGACGATGCGACAGCCTGATATGCTGAAAGATCCAGAAGAATTACGCGCTGCATACAAAATGCTTTTTGAATCGAATGATGGTCAGATTGTTCTGGATGACTTGGAACGCAGATTCCATGTGTTTTCATCCGTATTTTCTACTGAATCGACAGATACAGCTTACCGCGAGGGTCAGCGAACGGTAGTGCTGTTTATTAAATCAATGCTTATTGATCTAAAACTAACAGGAGAAGCAGAAGATGAGTGAAGAACAGGTAGCTGAAGTCTCAGAGGATGCACAGGTAGATGCACCAGAGGTAGCTCAGTCTGTAGAAGATTGGAGAGGTTCTATTCCAGAAGAGATTCGGGGTCATAAATCTTTGCAGCACATCAACGATATCGGTGCGCTCGCCAAAAGCTATGTACATGCCCAGTCGATGATTGGCGCTGATAAGGTAGCAATCCCTGGTAAACATGCGACCGATGAGGATTGGAACGAGGTCTATCGTAGACTCGGCGCTCCAGAATCAGCGGAACAATACAATATAGTCCACAACATCCCAGAAGGTGAGCAAACAGATCAGGGAATGGTCGATTGGTTTGCCAGTGCTGCTCATTCGGCTGGCCTAACTCAGATGCAGGCGCAGAAGCTGGCTGATCAGTGGAATGACATGGCGGCGCAGGGCGCTCAGTCTGAGGTTGTGAATTACGAACAGTATGTCAATGATGTTGAGAAAGAGTTGCGGTCAGAGTATGGGCAGGCGTTTGACGACAAACTGAATCTTGGCAACGGAGTCGTCAGTGAGTTTGGAGATCTTGAGGTACTTGAGCTCCAGATGGCTGATGGCAGCTACCTTGGCGACAATCCGAATGTCATTCGGCTCTTGGCTAACATTGGCTCTTTCATGCAGGAAAAAATGGGCGAGGACACTCTTGAGGGCGTTAAGCTTTCAGGGGGTTTAACTCCTGACCAAGCCCGTGATAAAGTATCTGAGTTGACTGCTGACGGAAGCCCGTATTGGGACGCTCGACATCCTGAGCATGATTGGTATGTTCAAGAGGCGATGAAGTTCCGGGAAATTCTGAATGTGTAGTCCTGAGTTTAAACTTGAGGTTTTACGGGTTACACTTCAGCATGCAACAGGTTCTGTGATGGATGATCCATTATCGGCAGCACAGAAGAATCTTGAGTGGTGTTTGAAGTCTGAAGATAAAGCGAAAGCTCCCAATGACCCACCATCACGAAGGGTAAAGAAACCAGGAAAAGCGAAAGCCCCTGGCGTTGACAGCGTACTGTTTACAATTGAATAAATAATCGTCCTGTTTCACAGGGTAGCGAGAGGCGTTTTTTTCTAGCTAAGTGGAAGGGGACAGTTATGTCTACACAAATCTCAACTGCATTCGTGCAGCAATTTAGCAGCAACGTCCAGCTATTATCTCAACAGCGTGGGTCTTTGTTGCGTGGCGCCGTATCTGAGGAATCAGTTACAGGTGAAAAAGCATTCTTTGATCAAGTTGGCGCAGCCGCTGCTGTGAAGCGTACATCGCGTCATGGCGACACTCCGTTGGTGGAGACTCCTCACTCTCGCCGGATGGTGACTATGGAGAGCTATGAGTGGGCTGATCTGATTGATGACGCTGATAAAGTTCGCATGCTGATTGATCCAACATCAACCTATGCTCTGGCGGCTGCTGCTGCGATGGGCAGGGCGATGGATGATGCAATCATCGAGGCAGCAATCGGTACATCTAAGACAGGTAAGTCTGGAGCTAGCAGCACAACAATGTTGGCTGGACATCAGATCGCCAATGGCGGTACTGATCTGACTCTAGCGAAACTCATTCAAACCAAGAAGATACTTGATCTCGCATCGGTTGATCCGTCGATTACACGTCATATCGCGGTTGGGCCTGACCAGATAGAGGCTTTGTTGAATAGCACAACCGTTACATCGAGTGATTTCAATACGGTGAAAGCTTTGGTACAGGGTGAAATAAATACATTCTTAGGATTCACCTTCCATGTAACTAATCGTTTGTCGAAGAGCGGAAACATTCGTTCATGCTTTGCGTGGGCTGAAGATGGCGTGAAGCTGGCTGTCGGTAAAGATGTCATGGCAAAAATTGATGAACGCGCTGACAAGTCTTACTCAACACAGGTCTACTACTGTGCAACATTTGGGTCTACCCGGATGGAAGAAGAGAAAGTTGTTCAGATCGACTGTGACGAATCAGCATAAGGAGATATGAAACATGGCTAATGTAAACCAAACTTTGGCATCGAATTTCGTTGCCGACCCAATGGTGATGAGCCCAGCCCATCAGCTAACTGGGTCAATGCGTGTTGCTTGCGGCACGATTGCCCTGGCCTCTGGTGATCTCAGTGCTACAGACACTGTGATGCTGGCTCCTGTGCCAACCAATGCAGCAGTGATCAGCATTGTCTTGTTCAATGACGATCTGGACTCAGGATCAACCAACACTTGTGATGTAGGTCTTTATACCAGTGATGGAAACGTGACTGCGAAAGATGATGATTGCTATGCAAGCGCAATTACAACTCTTCGGGCTGCGGTGACAACTGGAACAGAGGTTGCTTTTGAAGCTAGGGACATCAACAAGATGGGCCAGCAAGTATGGCAGGATGCTGGCGAGTCGTCAGATCCGGTCGATCAATATTTCATAGGCCTGAAGTTTGATGCTGCTGGTGACACAGGCGGCGATCTGTCGTTCATTGTCACATACGTAGTAGACTAAAATAGGGGCAGCAATGCCCCCTTTTAATCTAGGGAGAGGCTGATGTCTTCAGTGGTTGATATATGTAACAGTGCGCTGAATCAGATTGGCGCATCAAACATAATCTCACTCACTGAGGACAGTAAGGCTGCGCGAATCCTGAATCAGCGTTTCGACTTCGTACGTGATTCTGTGTTTCGCGCACACCCTTGGAACTGTCTGACCATCAGGGTCATTTTGTCGCCTGATGCAACAGCGCCAGCATTTGGCTTTGATAACGCATTTACTTTGCCTACCGATCCATTTTGTCTGCGTGTTCTAAATATCAGGTTCTTTGACATCATCCATCGTGTGGAAGGACGCAAGATTCTGTGCGATGAAGACACACTGGAGCTAACTTATATAGGCCGTGTCACTGATGTTTCTCAATATGATATGCTGCTTGTCGAATCGTTGGCTGCTTATCTTGCCGCTGACATTGCATATCCGCTGATTGGTAGCTCATCTCTTGCTCAAGAAATGAGATTGCTTTATGAAAGAAAGCTTTCTGAGGCTCGGCTTGTTGATGCCACCGAAGGCACTCCACAAACACTTGGCAGCACAACAGACGCTGGAGGACTTGAGCCAGACGCATTTGTTAGATCGAGGTTCTGATGGCGAAGGCAAGTCCATCCTTTTCAAACTTTACCGCTGGAGAGTTGTCACCAAAGCTTGATGGCCGCACTGAGCTATCGAAGTATTTTAACGGATGCAAGAAACTCCAAAACTTTCTTGTTGTTCCGCAAGGCGGTGCAACACGGAGACCTGGCACTCAATTCATCGCTGAGACCAAGGCAAGCGCCAACGCATCGAGGCTTATTCCTTTTGAGTTTAATGTTGAGCAGGCTTATATCCTTGAGTTTGGTAACAACTATTTTCGCATTTACAAAGATGGTGGACAGGTCACAAGTGGTGGCAGCGCTGTTGAGGTGACCACAACCTACACATCTGCCCAGCTTTCTGGACTGAAGTTTGCTCAATCTGCGGATGTGATGTTTGTAGTTCATCCAGAGCATAAACCCAGACAGATCACCCGAACAGCGCATGATACCTGGACAATTACTGACATCGACTTCAGGCGTGGCCCAATGCTGGACCCGCCGCTAGATGGTACGACCCTGACTGCGAATGGCAGAACCGGCACTGGGGTAACAGTTACAGCAAGCGCGAACACTTTTGTATCCACAGATGTGGGAAGACTGATCAAGCTTCACGATGGATTCGCAGAGATTACGGCGTTTTCGAGCGCTACCAGTGTCACTGTCACAGTCAAGGAAAACGAAGATCGTCGGTCTGAGCTCATGCCAAGCATGACAGCGACTACGATTTCATTTAAGGAGGGGTCAGGAGGTTCAAGTCTTGAGCATAATGATCGTTTAGTAGATACCAGCGGGAGCTTTTTGAGCGAAGGGTTCAAGGCTGGGATGAAGGTGACTATCACCGGAAGCGCCAGCAACAATGTGAGCTCCGCACTGATTGTGACGGTCACAGCAGATACGATTTTACTGGCTCCATCGGTGAGCCTTTCTGAGGAGTCTGCTGGGGACACTGTCACTATTGCTGGTGATCTTGTTGCTGATGATGAGTTTTCTCTAGGAGCCTTTTCGACAACGACAGGGTTTCCATCTGCTGTTGCTTTCTTTGAGCAGCGGTTGGTGTTTGCTAATACGACTAACAATCCGCAAACATTATTTTTCTCTGTCGGTGGTGACTTTACTAACTTCACCCAAGGAACCAATGATGACTCAGCGTTGACCTATACCATTGGCTCAAATCAAGTCAATGTCATAAGGTATCTTACTAGCTCAAGAGTTCTTTTAGTTGGAACCACTGGCGGTGAATTTGTGGTCAGGGCTGGTTCGGTAGATGCACCGATTAGCCCAACCAACACGCAGATAAAACGTCAGGCAAGCTATGGGTCTGCTGACATCCAGCCAATTACTGTAGCTAACGTGGCATTATTTGTTCAGCGGGCGGGGCGCAAGTTGCGCGAGCTAACCTACAGTTTCAACACAGACTCCTATCTGGCCCCTGATATGACACTGCTTTCTGAGCACATTACTGAGGGTTTGATTAAGGAGATGGCCTTTCAGCAAGAGCCTGACAGCGTGGTCTGGTGTGTCTTGAACAACGGCAAGTTTGTCGGTATGACGTACCGCAGAGAAGAAGATGTCGTAGCCTGGCATGAGCACATATTCGGAGGCGTCAGCGGCGCTTGCACAGTTACGGTGACAGACTTTTCAAACATTGCTACCGGCACAAAACTGACTTTTACTAAGTCAGATGGCAATACAGTGACCTTCACCTCGGAAACTGCTGGAAGTAGTTCTCCATCCTCCTCACTTGGTTTTAGGCCAAACACCTCGAATAACGTTACTGCTGATAATATTTTTACAGCAATCAATGCTCATGCCGATTTTACTGTTGCGAATCCTGCAGCAAACGTAGTCACCATCGAGGAAACGCAGAGGGCAGGGTCTGGTTTTCTTTCTGTTGTCAGCACAGATACGACGAGGCTGGCGACCACAGATCAAAGCTTTGCGCTCGCTGAGTCTGTGGCGGTCATCCCGTCAGAGACTACTGAGGATGAGGTCTATGTCATTGTCAACCGCACAGTCAACGGATCAACCAAACGATTTGTTGAGCGACTAAAACCAATCGAGTTTGGCTCCGATATTGAGGATGCGTTCTTCATTGACAGTGGGCTCACGTACTCAGGCAGCGCAGCAACGACAATCAGCGGGCTGTCTCACTTAGAGGGTGAGAGTGTGCGGATACTTGCAAACGGAGCAACACATCCCGACAAGATAGTCAGTAGCGGGGAGATTACCCTAGACCGATCTGTGACAAAAGCACAGATTGGTCTGTCTTACGAATCAACTTTGCAAACGATGAGAGTTGAGGCCGGTGGGACGGAGGGTACGTCTCAGGGCAAGACAAAAAGAATACGAGATCTGACGATTCGGGTTCTTAATTCTGTAGGCGCCAAGGTTGGCCCAACAGAATCGAATCTGGAGCTAATTCCGTTCAGGGATAGTTCGATGGCGATGGACAGCCCTGTGCCACTATTTTCAGGCGATAAAGACATTGAGTTCCCATCAGGTTATGATTCTGATGGGTTTATTGTGGTGAAGCAGGATCAAGCACTCCCCTTGACAATCCTATCAATCTTCCCGCGCTTACAGACATTTGATAGGTAGATATGGGCGCACCAGCAGCGGCAACAGCAGTAGTCGGGTCATCACTTCTCTCAGCGAGAGCTACGATGCAGGCGGGGAAGGCGCAGGCAAACGCTGCCTCATTCAATGCTCAGGTCAATGAAAGAAACGCTCAGAAAGCGCAAATTGATAAGCGTAGTGCAAAACTAGGCTCTGAGCTTGCGATTCAAAGATTTTCAAGAGAATTTGGAAGAATACAGGCAGAGACAGGCCAAGCGGTCAGGAAAAATGGTTTTGTTGCAACAAGAGGCACTCCTGCGCTTATCGCGTTGCAGAACGCAAGAGAGGCCGACCTGGAGATCGCCGCAAGGAGATTCAATGCAAGTGTTGAGTCAAGAACATTTGACGAGTTATCTGTCGAGCAAGAATTACAGGCAAGTTTGAGCAGGATGGAGGGGGCGGCAGCAAGTAAAGCCGCCAGAACAAGGGCGGCAGCAACCTTGCTGGGCGGAGCTAGCTCTGCTTATACAACGTACAAGACGACATGAAAGTTCCAACATATACGCAAGAAACGACAGCGACACGCGAAACAGGATCTCGAAACCTTTCTGTTCAAGCGAGCGGCAGAGCGCTGGCCGCTCCATTTTTGGAGTCTGCTGAAACTTTTCGTAACGTTTCTAAGGAAGCTTTGCGGCTGTACGGGAACCAGTTAAGAACAGAGCGAAATCTAATCGAGAACGAAGAAGCTCTTAAGTACAAGCGAGCTTTGGATGAAGCTGAAGAGCAAGCCAAACAACAAAAATTCGATTCGCATGAAAAATATGAAATTTATTTCGACAGTTTGATGGATAAACACAAAAAAACTGTTGATGCCGATTTTGGAACCGAGAACAGAAAGAAATTATTTTTCCAGAGGATGGACGAGTCTCAGATAACAAGACGTGCAAATGTAACGACAGACGCAAAAAACCAGATCATCGCTCGGAGGAGCGCTGTTTTTCTTGAAAATTTGGCTGAACAGAACTCTGTTGTCGTCGATACATCTATGTCTGGGAACCCTGTTCAAAGAGCAGATGCCCAAAGCAAACTATCAAAACTTTATGATCAAGCAGAAGAGGATGGCCTGTTTGATCCTGTCGACCTCTATAAATTAAAAACGGCCAACGACAAACAAAATATTATAGATAGCTTGACTTTTAGGATTGATCAGGCAAGCAGTGCTGCTGAGTTTGAGTCACTTAAGCGAGAGATAAAAAGCATTCCTGTCGGTGAGCTCAGTGCAAGTACTATCCGAAGCTTAGGAAATATTACCCAAGCCGAGTTCAATGAATTGGTCCGAGAACAAGAAACTGATAAGCAGAAAAGAATAGCGGAGCAAAACCGGGTCAGTCAAAAAGAGCTTAATACTTTAAAACTTAGGGTTCTCCGATCCCCCCCTGAAGAAATTGAACGAATGCGTCAATCCTTTGTAAAAAAAGATTTCACTGGATTTGATTTTACTTTGGCTGACCAGGTAAGGGCGTTGGAATATGTGAGCTCACGGGCTGAAAAAAAATCGTCTGCGCTTGCAAGTCAGAAAGCGTCTTTAGCTGAAGACCTAAAAGCATCAGTGCAGTTACAAGATACAACTGTTGAAGATATGCGGCCTTTACAAGAGAGAGCTGTTGCTCTCGGTGATGAGGAGCTCATACAAGATTCTATCTTGTCTACGGAGGTTGTCAGATATAGGAACGATATAAAAGGCCTTGGGCCAAGCCACATCGGTACGAAGATTGACTCTCTTGAGAGCATGGAGCCAGCGCAAATATTCGCGGGGTCCACCGCAAGCGAGCCAGTTTTAAAATTACAAAAACAGCGACTCATCGAATCCATGAAAAAGGAACAGCAACGTTCATTCAAATATCTTAATGATGGATTTCCCGTGGATTACATAGCAGAAACCGAAGAGGTAGAAGCAATTCAGTTCACGGAAGAGTCAGTGAGCAAGCGCCTTGATCTAATGACGGAGGTCGCAGGAGTTTACAAAGAGGGCTCAGAGCAATCCATAGATCAAGTCAACCGGAGCATGCAACCTTTCAGGGCGTCTGAAGTTGAGTTCTTAGGTGAATATTTGGACGGAAATGAATCAACCGCAAAAGAGAAAGCAGATGCTTTGATTGTTTTGAAGCCGTTGTTGGACAAATACCCTCAAGCCATAGAAAAACTAGCCGAATCAAAAAAAGCCGATGTATACATGCTTGCAAGTCAACTACCAGTGCGAGTGGCCGCTGGGATCATAAGCGGGCTGAACGAGCCAAAAACTCTTGGGCAGATTACGGAGCAGTCTGTTAAAGATGCTGTGATAGACCAGCTAGGTCAGACTTTCAAATATATTTCTGATGGCAATGTCACTCAATCAACGATAGAGAGGGCAGTGGTTGCGCTGGTTCGTCATACTGGCTCGATCAACATGCAAGATCTTGATTTAGAAGGTGAGGTTGAAAACGCAGTCAATGCTATCACGGGTGGCATTGGCAAAAGAGGCGACACAACCTTTGAGTTGCCAGAAATTATGAAAGACAGCCTCGGTAACGAGATCACAGATCTTGATGAAAAAAAAGAATTGATGGAGCTCTGGTTTGAAAACTTTTCCGTAGACATGATTCTGGCTTTTGCTCCTGATGGATTGACTGAGTTTGGGAGCGATAGGCAAGCTTTAGAGACTGTTGCTAAAAAAATCAGAGATGAGGATTTTCTTCCAATTAGCATCAACAACAATAGGTATGCTTTTGTGCAAGGGTCTGGCACGAATATGAAAGCGCTCTTTGAAGCAGATGGAATGACAGATTTTGCGGTATCTTGGAACGAGAATGTTGAACAGATTCTTTATGACATTATTGACGAGAGGCGTTCAAGAACTAACCGTGGGTTGATTGAGGTAAGTCCATAATGCCTTTCTTGGGCGATAGGGGCGAGCGGTCTTTTAGACAAGCCGTCACTCCAATAGAGCTATATGAGGAATCAGAGTTTTTTGAAACCCTTGGCGCTGCTTTTCAGCTGACTGTTGACGAAGAGCTTTCTATCTCTGCAATGCGAAACCGTGAAATGTTTGAGGAGCGAAATGAGAACGTCAAGTCTTTAATCAATGATGGCGTGATTGATCGAGAAAAATATACCGATCCCAGGGGGCGTTTCGACTATGACCGATTATCTAGGGATCTTGAGGGTACAGATTTCTCTGGGTTCGTAAAAAACAGTGCAGCATTGCGTGAGGAGCGCAATGAAATGTTGCGTATTCGTAGGGAGAGAAATCAAAAAGTCATTGAGCGTGGATCAGGTTTTGCTCAATTTCTCGGAATGGGCGGCGGATTATTGCTTGATCCTATCAACCTAGCGACTGTTGGCGGTGGTTTATTTCTGACCGCGGCGCGAAGCGGAACTGTTTTAGGGCGAGCCATGTACGGACTCAAAACAGAAGCTAGCATTGCAGCCGCTTCTGAAGCTGCGATACAACCCTTTGTTTTTGCTCATAAGAATGATATCAATTCGCCTTTTTCTGTGGACGATGCGCTCACAAACATCGCTGTCGCATCAACGCTGGGTGGTGCTCTTGGATTTGGATTTGGTGGGATTGCAGGATATTTTGGCAGAGCCGCTGAAAAATCGAGAGAAGCATTTGTCAATGCTTTACCAGACAAGCCTATTGAAGTGGAAACAGGCAACGTTGCGTTTATCCAAACAAGGTTTCCTTCTTTTGTCCCAACTGGCGAAGGCAGAACATCTGTCAAAACCACTTTTGACAAAAATCAAATTGATGAAATTGTAAAAAGAGCAAAACAAAATCGTGAAACATTAACTGAAGCTCAAATATTGAAGCGCAATCAGATTGAAGAGATACAGGATCGGTACGATATTGGAAAGATCGACAGCGCAGAAAAATCGCGCATGATGGATGATGCAAATGTGCCTGTTCGAAAGATTGAAGAGCAAGTACAGAAAGACGATATTATCCTTGATGCGATTATGGATGCTAGTGGTTCGAAACTATTTCGCGCTGGTGTAGTAAAGATGCGCGACCTCAGCGAGCTTGTTGAGGATTTTGAAGTTGAGCGCCCTGATACCGCAAACAATATTTTGGCAAAACAGCTTGATGAATATTTAGAGCAAGACATCGAGCAGCAAATAGCCAATATTCCGAAAGCCGTCGCAAATCTCGAAAAAGATTTAGCAAGGTTGCAAAAACGCGACAAGACAATGCAAAGCTGGATTGTCTCAAAGGGAGGCTTGAATAGAAAAGACTTTGAGTCATCTGGTAATTTTGATAAACCAGACTTCAACCCAAGAACGAGTGGGTTGTCTGTTGGATTTTGGAGATCAGGTAACCAAGGGCTCACCGTAGACGGATTGATTGAAGCCCTGAGCGAAGACGGAACGATTGCTTATAATTTTCGTTTTGAGGAGGGCGTCCAACCATTAATGACTAATGAGGCGATAGAGTTCGTCGAGGGCATTGTGGCGAATCCAAGGTTGCTCAGGTCCACGGAGGCGAGGGTAGAGGCAGAAAATCTTGAGCGCCAGATTGTAGAAATAGGGCGCTTGACTGAAGCAGACATTCGAGACGGCCAGTTGCAGCAAAGATTTAGATCTGCTCAGGAAGGGATTGCAGCTAAGCAGCAAGGGGCTTTAGTACGGTTCCAGCAAATAGCAGAAAAATTTGAGGAAGACCTTCTTGAGCCTGAAGATTTTCTCCCAGACAGAGACTTTGCTGACCTAAACGAAACTGATATTGAGATTCGTGATTTAGAAAGAAAAGTTCTGGAATCACAGGGTTTGAGCGAGGTGCATGATCGCAATATGGCTGAGTATGCAAGGCTTTCAGATGAAGACCAAAATGTAGAGATAGAGATTGATGGTGTGGAAAGAAACATCAAAGATTTTGTTGATCAGCAGGACAAGGATTTATCAGCGTTGAATGAACTGAAGAGGTGTGTGAGAGGTGTCTAGATACGAGCAATGTATGCTCAAGCTTTCACAGGCAGAGCAGGATGAAGAAAGGCTACGTCAGTCTCTCAAGCAGTCTATCGAGCAGTCGATGGAAAGAGGGATTGATCCAGAGATTGTGGTTGATGAATTGGTCAATAAAATCTCTAGGGCGAAGAGAGAAGCAGCCATGCAAGCTGTTGTTTTGCAAAGAGTGCGTAATGATTTCTTGGGATATACGAAAACGATTTCTGGCGAGACGCCTAGTTACTACACAAAACTAATGGCTTTGTTGACCAAAGATTCAGCATTTGGGGCGCCTTACAGGAATGTTGAGTACACGGCAAGATCATATTCAAAACGATTCCATGCAGATCTATCAAAAATGCTCGAAAGGTTCCAGGTCAAGGGTCTTGGCTTTCTTCAAGATGAGAAAAATTTAAATAAACTGATACGTGCGATCTATGGCGAAAAGACAGACGACTCTGCGGTAAATCAGTTTGCAAAAGATTGGCTTCAGCTTGTTGACCGCACCGTTAGCCTTAAAAATAAATTTGGCGCATCTATCTCCAAGAACGAAGACTTTTTGTTGCCTCAACGCCATGATCCAGGCGCTATATTGAAATTAGCAAAAGATCGGAATGATGCAAAACGAATTTGGATAGACCGGATCAGGGACAAGCTTGATTACACTAAGATGCTCGACGACCAAGGAAGACAGCTGACTCAGCTCGAGATCTTTGGAACTCAGGATGAAGACGGTTTGCTTGGCAATGTGTTTGAAAGCATTGTTACGGGTGGTCTCAACAAAGTCGGGCCACTAGAAGCCCCAAGGACAATGGGCCGTAAACTATCAAGGAAAGGATCAGATCAAAGGGTCTTGTATTTTAAGGACGCTGAGTCTTGGATTGAATATCAAAACGACTTTGGGCGAGGGGATATATTTGGAACTCTTGTTGACTTTATCGAGTCTTCAGCAAATGACATTGCCCTGCTTGAGCTCATGGGGCCAAACCCAGAGACAACGTGGAGAGTTTTTCTAGCGCAAGCGCAAAAAGCAGGAGTCAATAACATTCAGTCTAGACGTTTGCAGGACACATGGAATGTTGTGTCTGGGAAGGTCAACGAAGGTAATCCTATGGCTTTTGGAAACATGTTCCAAGCCATTAGAAATATTGATCAGGCGGCCTTACTTGGCTCCGCATTTATATCTGCAATTTCAGATATCGGCTTCCAACTGATTACTGCTTCATACAACAAAATGCCAACCTATAGAATACTTGGGAAAACTTTGCAGACGCTTACCAAGCCGGGCGCAGACGAAAGAATCGCTGCTCAAATCGGCTTAGGCGCTGACGCATGGATTACGATGGCTCACTCATCGAACCGCTTTGGTGAAACGTATGGTATCGGGCCGACATCGAAAATAGCAAACGCTGTTATGAAGGCGTCTTTCTTAGAGCCTTGGACCAACGGCAACAAACGAGCTTTTGGCATGGAATTTTCTGGCCTGCTTGCAAGATCTTTTGATACAGAATGGGAAGCCTTGGATGCTGGTTTTCGTAGCATGATGGAGCGAAACGGCATCGTAAAGAGAGAGTGGGATCAGTTTCGGTCAACGAAAATACTGGAGTATGAGGGGGCTGTTTTTGCAGACTTCAATTTGGATGAATCTCTGAAGTTTCAGTCGATGGTTCTTCAAGAGACTGATATTGCAGTGCCAAGCCCAGATGCCAGAGTGCGATCTGTGCTGACAATGGGTAGGACAAGAGGTACGCCGGAAGGCGAGTTTTACAGATCATTCTTTGCAATCAAATCGTTTCCTATCACGATTGCTTTGACTCATCTCACGAGAGGCTGGTATGCAGGGTCACAAGGTAGTCGAGCCAAGTATCTGGGAAGCCTTCTGGTAACTACCACAGCGCTTGGCGCCATTGCTTTACAGGCGAAAGATATTGTTGCAGGGCGTGATCCAAGGGCTCTGAATAAAGACGGGGGTATGGTCCCTGATCTGGACTTTGTAACAGCAGCGATGCTCCAAGGTGGAGGCCTTGGCATTTTTGGGGATTTTGTATTTGCCGATAACAGTCGTTTCGGAAAAGGATTGTTCGAGACTCTGGCCGGGCCTTCCTTCGATACTGCTGACAGACTCGTAAGATTTACTAAGGGAACTGTTCGTTCAGTCATCAGCGATGAAGAATTTAACATTCTTGGCGAAGGCGCAAAAATTATTGACCGATATACGCCAAGTATCTGGCAGACTAAACTGTTTGAGCAAGCATTCTTCCAATCGTTGCAGGAGATGGTAGATCCAGAGGCAGACAAAAAACTACGTAGGCTTATGCGTTCACGAGAAAAAGAATACAATCAGGGTTTCTGGTGGACTCCTGGCGAGTTCAAACCTAGACGAGCTCCTGATTTTGCGAATGTAATTGAGGAATAGAGCATGACAGTATCGAGCACCAATAACATTGTCACGTATGCGGGTAATGGCAGCACTACTGTTTTTGCCTACACATTCAAGACCTTTGCTGCATCTGACCTGGTGGTGATAGAGCGCACTGACAGCACAGGCGCAGAGGTTACTAAGACCTTGACCACGCACTACACGGTCAGCGGGGCAGGAACCGATAGCGGTGGAAACGTGACCTTTGGTTCTGCACCGGCCAGTGGTGTGACGGTGGTCATTCAGCGCAGTCTTGATCTTACTCAGGCGATTGACTATGTAGAGAACGATCCTTTCCCAGCGGAGAGCCATGAGGAAGGGTTGGACCGCGCTGTTATGCGCGATCAGCAGATCAAAGAGGAACTGAGCCGGTCCATCAGGTTCCCTGTCGGTGATAGCGGTGTGAGCTCAGAGATACCTAGCGCAACAGAAAGAGCAAACAAGTTTCTATCATTTAACTCTTCTGGCGTTCCTACTGCGACAGCCGCAGATCTGACAGGCTCTTTTGGCCTCTCTGAAATGAAGGACGATCTGACACCTCAACTCGGTGGCAACTTAGACCTAAATAGCAAGAACATCACTGGTTCGGGCAATATTGACACCACAGGCACTGCTGCTATATCAGGCAACACGACTGTTGGTGGTACTCTGGGGATCACCGGAACAACCACTGCGGCAGCAATCAATGCGTCAGGAAATATCGGGGGTGTAAACCTCACGGCATCAGGGACATTAAATGTTACTGGAAACACTACCCTCACTGGCAGTTTGACTGCTGATGGGCTTGCCTATCCGACAACCGATGGGTCAGCGGGACAATTTCTGAAGACCGATGGTAGTGGCACGTTGAGCTTTGGAAGTGTGGCTACCTCGGACGCTGGGCTGCAAAGCATGCAAGTTTTTACTTCAAACGGCACGTACACCAGACCTACTGGAATTACTAAGGTCAAAGTCACTGTCATTGGTGGAGGAGGTGGTGGTGGAGGCAGCAGATCACAGTCAGGAAACGGTGAAACAATAGCTGTCGCTGGTGGCGGTGGAGGTGGAGGAGCTACCGCTATAAAGATCATTGATGTTTCTTCCATCTCATCAACCGCTGTTACTGTTGGTCCTGTTGGCTCTGCTGGCCCAAGCAGCGGCGGCAACGGAGGAACTGGTGGAACCTCTAAGTTTGGTGGAGATTCTGACTCTCATCAGGTGACTGCTGCGGGTGGAGCACCTGGCGGGGGAGAAAGCAAAAACAACACTGGGATAGCTAACAAGGCGGGAGGTAGTGGTGGCTCCACAACTTCTGGGGCTACGCTGTCCATTGTTGGGAGTGATGGGTCGCCTGGAGTGGTAACCACGAACAGTGGTATTAGCGGTCAGGGTGGGGCTTCTTTCATGGGAGGCGGTGGAGCAGGTAGCAGCATCGTTTCAACGAACAGTTCAAGTAGCGGGCTCGCCGGGAATAATTTTGGTGGTGGAGGTTCTGGGGGTATATCAAAAGCAGAAGACGGGGCAACTCATAACGCAGCAGGAGGCGCTGGCTCTGCTGGGGTAGTCATCGTTGAGGAGTTTGCATAATGGAGAAGATTCTTAGAAAGATTCTCCGAGTTCCGCTTGAGAGTCCAGCACCTGATCCAGTATTTGACCCAGATCTTGATCTTCAGTTTGCGAGAGACCTGGCGCTTGATCCAAGGATTACTTTCACCAGGGCATCGACTGCCACCTTTGTTGGCTCCAATAAACTGATCCAGTCTGCGAGCAACAATGTGGCTAGGTTTGATCACGATCCCGCTACAGGTGAAAGCCTTGGGTTACTGATCGAGGAAGCCAGGACGAACAATATTCTTAATTCAGAGGATATGTCTGCTGGAACATGGACAACGATTTCCGGTTCTATTGTAGCAAATTCGACCACTGCACCTGACGGGACAACAACAGCAGACAAATTTAGTGAGAACTCAAGCGGAACTGGAACTCCTTTTGTGGCTGATCTTTTAGACACCGCTTCACTTACAACGAGTACGAACTATTCATTTTCGTGTTTTTTAAAAAACAATGATGCCAGATATGCAGGGCTGACGGTCAGAAGCTTCAATGGCTCTAACTTTCATGCTGAGTTTGATTTGCAAGAAGGCGTGATAGTTAGCTCTGGAAAACATGGCAATTCAACCTTTACCTCGGCAGAAATGGAAAAGTACGGAAACGGATGGTATCGGTGCGAGATTACGGGGGTAAGTGACACCTCTGATGTAAGCAGCGACTCGGCTTTGATCGTGATCACTCCAGGAACTGGCATCGGTTCGGCAGGCTTTGCAGCCACCTTCTCCTTAGACGGAAGCTCTATATTTGTCTGGGGCGCTCAACTAGAAGAAGCCGCCTTCCCAACCAGTTATATCCCGACATCAGGGGCGGCTGCCACCAGGGCTGTTGATGTGGCAGATATCGACACAACTGATTTTCCGTTCAACTTTACTGAGTTTTCCTGGTTTGCTGAAGCGCAGACAGCAGAAATAGCTGAAGATTTTGTACATATTTTCAGAGGTGGAGCGGCAACCAACGAGAGAGTGTTTATACAGTTTGATGCAAGTCACACAGTGAGAGCTTTGGTGAGGCACGACGGAATTAATAAATTTGATCAGTCACTGGGATCTCCTAAAACAGCAACAGCTTTTGTCAAAGTTGCTTTAGGTGTAAAAAGCAATGATACATTTTTTGTTCTCGATGGAGACACATCTGTGTCGGACACCACTGTC